CAACAATCGACACAAACCAATCAACAAACAAATCGGAATGTTTCCCCACAACCCCAATCATCACAAAGATCACAAATAAGAGAACAACAACGACGCGCGGGTGATCAGCAAAGAAGTCAACAAACTTCCCAAAGAAACGCTCAACAAGACCCGCAGGATGCTGTAATGGCTTCATTGTCTACCGTTCCTGGTTTTAGTGCGTATGAGCAGGCTAAATTACCTGATATGCCTTTCTACAAAGCAGAAGATATTTATAAACGCGCTACGATAGCTGATAACGCCAGAGCTCTTAGACAACTTAATCAACGATCCGATAGAATCCATAAGGAGATGGTAGATGAGCAGTACAGAAGATAAAAACGTCGATAAAAAAGTTGATCAACTTCAGGATGCAATGAAGCAGTATGCTAGTAAAGATACCGTTATCAGCATTGGTGGTTACAGTTTTACACCTGCAAAACTCATGATTGCTTTTGGTATTGTTTCGTCAGTCGTTGGTGGGATGTATGGAGTATTCGAAGCATACAAAGATTATGAAAGTATGAAGAAGAAAATTGCAAACTATGTTGCACCTGACTTTAGCGAATATGAAGCGCGTATCATCAAGCTAGAAGCTGATAACGAAAAGATGTTGGGGTACACGAGAGATGTAAACACCAATCTCAAAGGCGACATTCGTCGAACTGAACAAGTGTTAGAAGGCGTTGAACGTGGATCGAAAGTTGCTCAACGTGAAGTTGAAAAAGATATAAATGATATCCGTCGTCAAATAGACAGTGAAATAAAAGAGATCCGACGTAGTGCAGACTCACAAGTAAGAGAGATGCAAAAGCAAGTTGACTCCACCGTTCAGAACGTTAATGAAAGAGTAAACCGTATTGAGCGTGATACAAATAGTGAGCTTAGAACGATACGGCGTGAAGTTGACGACAAGATCAAAAAAGCACTCGATAACCCATTGGCAAATTAATGGATCCAGTAACTTTAATGGGTGCAGTCAGTGCTGCATTCAATGGTCTTAAAGCTGCAGTTGCTGTAGGGCAGGAGATAGAGGGAGTTTATAGACAGCTTTCTAAATGGGCTGATGCTGCCGGCCAGCTACAGCAGCTAATTAACAATCAGAAAACCGATACGGGCGAACAAAAAGCTGGTCTTTTTCAAAAGATTGGATTTGGTAAAAGTGAAACAGCGGAAGCCTTTGACATTATCATTGTTCAACAAAGACTTCGTGAAATGGAAGCTGAAATCTACAACATGTTTTATTATGGGGAATTACAACATTTAGGAGCGGAGGGATACAGCCAATTCAATCAACTCCGACGTGAGATACGTGAGCGTCGCGAAAGAATGATACGCGATCAGGCTATGCGTCGTAAGAAGTTCGTTGAGAATGTTTTTTGGGGCATAATATTAATTATAACACTTTCAGCCGCAATCCGATTCTTTGTTTGGTTTTACGGCTTTGGACAAGAAGCAGGGAAGTGGTAGATAAATACCAAACCTTCAAGGAAAACACTATGAAAAAAATATTATTAGGTGGCCTGCTTCTTTATTCCTCTTTAGCTTACTCACAAGCACAATCGATGCTTCAAGTGATGTGTTTCCCACTTAAAGCCTTGGCCGAAGTGTTAGCTGAATTCAAAGAGGAACCTTTCATCATTGGTGAGGTTGAGCGAGCGGACAAAAATGGTAGTGATGCTGGAACAATGATATTATTTGTCAACCGTGAAACAAAGACCTGGACAGTAGCTGAAAAACACAAATCAGGTCTTTATTGCATACTTACAGGTGGCAGTAAATTTAGCCTTGTTGATAAAGGCAATCCTATTTAGAGTTTACGTCCAATATTGTATTTGGCAACTAACTCCCAGTCGTCTTTTTCTTTAAATGGAAGTATTTTTATTTGAGACATAGCAGACACTGGTTCTTTTGTTTTGGTTGGATCAACCAACTTAACTAATCCCCACTCTGCTATTAAGTTGGCTATAGTATTACGCCGTGCAATATCTTCTTCAGAGAAGTTTGAAGGCTTATTATCTAAGCCAAACAATTCTTTAAAATGTACAATGTAGTACAGGCCTTGTTTATGAAGGATATGACACGATTGGTATAGCTTCTTTTCTTTTTTTGAAGCCACACCAATACGTGTCAACGTCTCGCGTACTTTTAAGAAGTCTTCATCGCTTGCCAGCGTCACTTCTACTAAGGTTTCCAATTTGATCATTATTCCTACCACTTTGTAATTTTTGTTTTATATAATTCAAATTATCAACCGTGAGAATTGCAAGCGCTTGGTGTGCCTTTTCTATGCTATAACCATAGTACTCTTTGACAGCCTCAATATCTTCTACGTTCTCACGTTTCACCCATTTAGCAAACCTTTTTCCAGGTCGAACAGTATTTAGAAGATAGTGATATTGAGTATTTTATCTAAGTGCGGTAGCGCGTTTATCTGATTAGAATAAAGAATCGTTTCAGGAAAGTAGGACAGTGCCTTGTTAACAATAAACGGAACGTAGTCGTCTTCTAAGGCTTGACCTGTGTTGACAAGATCTTTTTTCTCCGTAGAGTTGATACTGTTAACAAAATCAAATGGGTTCATTTGGCTACCACCATATCAAGAACACGAAAACGATCTACATTATCGATCATAAACATAATTAAGTCAGCAACGTCTGTTGTTTTCATTTTAGGAACATCTTTATGTTGTGATCGCTTTGAATCAAAGTATCCGGGTCGGATATGAAGCACAGCAGGCCACCGAGGACCATGTACTTGTACTGAATTAACCATATAATCAAGAGCTGCTTTGTCGGCTCCATAAAGTATTGAAGGTGATGTGTGATATTGAGTAGCACGGCTTCCTATATTAACTATGACCTTATGCTCTGTTGCGTTGTTCCACACTTTAATCATATTTTCAAACACATTACGCTGACCTGTACCTGTGATTGTATTAATAAGGACATCGTGTCCTCTTAGTTGATTACAAAAGTTCTCAGCTACAACGGGATCGCTAAAATCATAACCTGTTGTCCGCGAAGCACCAAATACGCTCCATCCTTCGTGTTGATATTTGGACATAAGGATGGAACCTAATCCACCCCTATGCCCCGTTATTACAACAGATTTCACTTAAACTCACACTCAACCATAACTTCGGTCAAGCATGCCGCCATATTGATCTCCTGATCAGCAACAAAAGCCGACTGATATTGATACTTTGAAAGAAGCAGTACCAGCTGCGCTACTGATGAAGAGTTCATAAATTCATAAGACGAATCATAGAACTTGCGGAAGAATATATGTTGATCGATATCAGAGTTCTCGGCTACCCATTTACGAACGTTTGTAAATTCCTTGTTTTTAAGGAACCCAACAAGTGTTTTAAATGTCTCCTCTTGCAAGTTGGATAAAATCCCTGTATCTATCCTACCTGTCGCAGAGTATCGTTGGAGTTCATTCAACACACGACGCCAATCAGGGAAGTGTTTCTCAATCACTGACACAACTGCTTTACTATCGTACTCTACACCTTCTGTTGTGAGGATATCTTTTACACGTTTGAAGAATGCGGCGGCCATCTTTGAGCGTTGTTCTTTAGGGATAACAAAATCAACAACGCTACACCTTGACCACAAAGGCTCAATCAACTTATTTTTAAAGTTGCATGTAAGGATGAAGCCGCAGTTCTTACTATACTGCTCTATAAAATTACGAAGAGCAGGTTGTGTACTATTAGGATTGAGGTAGTCGGCCTCGTCTAGAATAACATATTTACGACCCCCACTAAAGCTAACGGTTGATGCAAAATTAAGTATATCAGTGCGAAGAGTATCAATATTACCATGCATACTGCTATTAATAACAATATAATCTGCACCAATTTGCTCCAAGAGAGCTCGCGCAACAGTGGTCTTACCAATACCAGCACGACCAGTAAAAAGCATATTAGGAATATTACCTTCATCAACAAACTTCTGAAAGGTTACCTTCAGCTCCTCTGGTAGAATCGTATCACGAATAGTACGGGGTCGATAGCGCTCGACCCAAAGAAAATCTTCTCGCATGTTTTTTATTTCGTATCAAAGTTGGAATGATTAGCATCTGCCATAATCCAATATTCTACATCACTACCTTTGAAATGAGAAATGTTACGAGAGGAAATTTGTACGTCATAATCACCTGTCAAGATTTTAATGTTCTCTGCTTTAAAAGCAAACTTAAACGAATAATTACTAAGACCTACTTCAATCTTAAATGTGTCTCCGGTCGGATCACTCGGCTTACCAACACCGATACTAATGTTTTCACCATCGCCTTCTACAATAATATGTGTTGCTTGCAGAGCACCAAGAGCACGCATAGTTGATTGCAAGTGCTCGGATGTCAGGCGAAACAGGATCTCAGGATCTTGAACAGTAGGCGTCTTCGATGGAGGTGCTACAATAAACGAAGGGTCAGCAAACGTATATGCAACCTTTTGCTGACCTTGACTAATTAGCAGGCGTGAATCATCGTATTCAATCTCGGGCTCATTGAATAATGACAACACGCCGATAAACCGTGACAAATCAAAGATAGCAAACTCTTTAGGAAAGTTCTCCGCGACCGTCGTTCGAGCAAGAATGTTTCGTTGAGGAGCGATAGTTACCTGCGTATTGCCCTCACGAAACAACATTGAAGGATTAATCGTAGCAAAGTTCTTTAGAATCTGTACTGTACGATTTTCAAGTTTCATTTTTTACCTTTCTTCAACATTCCAGTATCTGCAGTAGCAGGAGCACCGATTGCAGCAAGGTCAGCCAAGCTACCACCAAAGATGTAACTACCAACGTGGTTCATGCTCATCCATGGACACAACCATGTTTTCATACCTGCCTTGGCAACATGATAACAAAAGTTATAGTCCTCTGAAAGATATCGCTTGCTCTGTGGATCAATGATACAATCAAAGTATGCATGGATCTCGCGCGAACCATCAAAGGCTTCAGTACGAACATGATCAGGTTTGTACGACAGCTCAGGATACGTATCGCGATAAACCTCAAACGTCTTGCGACGAATCATCATGAAACCTGTACCAAGCTCCATCACCTCAACAGGTTGTCCGATAGGAATCTCACGTTGCCCACCTTTAGGATTGAAAACGTAGTCACCAACGAACTTCTCCAGTCTGTTTGGGTCTTCATCAGCAAACCCTTTATCGACAGCTAGTTTGATCTTTTCCCACGAGATGCACTTCTTAGGATAAGGACCACCAATCACGTCGTATGGACTTTCTTCGTCTTGCAACGCAAGCAAAGCAATAACATCGTTTGGATTAAATCCAATATCACTATCAATAAACATGAGGTGTGTTGCATCACTGCGCATAAACTCATCCACACAGTAGTTACGAGCACGTGTAATTAGTGACTCGTTAAAAAGGTAGTAGAGTTGAAGTGTGATACCATAACGTGTACAAATAGCAGACAGGTCAGCAATGGAGCGTGCATACATGCCTGCACAAGCTCCACCATACATCGGTGTTGCCACAAATAGTTTACGTGTCCGTAGAACTTCAATAGGTACTTTAATTTCAAATGTCATTGCGAATTCCTTTTTGCCATTTCATCTTTCGTTGTTCCAAAAGGTCTTCCTGGCTTACGTTTAGGTGGATTAAGTGCTTCGTTTAGCACTTGATTAGATTTGTCTTCGTCGCCCTGCAAGAGAGCCATAGTGGCTTCAAGGGAAGCAGCACTTACTGTTGGATCACCTTGATATTTCTTATCATGGGACTTATTCTTACCATAATCTCCTTCGTACTTGTGAAGGGATTCAGCATTGAAGGACAGATATTGACCAATACGTGTGCCCTTCTGAATACGCATTGGCCCACAAGTAACGTGCATCATTCCTGCCATTACTCCGTCATAGCCTGTATCATACAATCCCGATGTGAGGAAGACGCCGTTACGGTTCAGCGTGGAGCGCGTAATAACCCACCCTGCTTCATTGTCTCCAACCGTAATCATATTTTCCATTACGACTTCATAATGGCCTTCCGCTAGATTAAAATAGCCAGTTGCATCTGGTTTAATTTCATATGATCCACGATGTACCTTTTCTTTCTCATCAATTTTAAATGTTGAGGAAGACACCTTGAAGATTTTACCAAGTCTTAGATCAACAGCATTTGGTTGTACATCGTCTTGCTGAACATTAGTCAATTGTGACTTACTGTTCGGCCCCATAATATGTTTCATAATCACTCCTTAATAATCTTATCAATCACATCCATTACATTAACTTCAAAAGCTCCAAGCGAACCATTATTGTCAATAACATAATCGATTAAATGATCATCGAACCCACGCTCTGTAATATGGCCATCATACTGATAATCAGGCCTTGCAATCTTTACGATCTTTGCTCCGTGCCGGCGAAGCATGATATATTAGTTGTCGAATCTCAAATCTGTAACAACAAATATACTGGAGCGGCGCGCTGCCGCTTCAATAATAGCTTTTTGAATGTAGTGATTAAATTGTTGTTCATCATAACTACGCATTAACATTCCAATCTCACGAACAACATGCCTTCCATTAATCCCACGCCATGTCGTTTGAGTTGACGGATCTTCAAAACTCAAGTTGCTTCTTTTAAGACGATCATATTCACGACTAGAGTGGCTATCTAGCTTAAAAATATGCTGCACAATATGCTTGATCGGATCAGCAAAAGCAGCCTTCTCAACATTCGTATAATATTTACAAATGAAATCAGCTGCTGTGTCTTTGCCTGATCCTTTCGGACCTGTCAGAGCAATAACCTTCACACAGAGACTCCTTCAATAAGGTCGTTGATAAAATGAATGTTACTCATCACTAACCGAGCATTATGTTCGCCCTCGTAGTCAAAATCAACTTCCTTTTCAAACTTTCCATACATTAATCCTGTAGGTGAGCTGTCAAAACTCACACCGTTAATGCCAGCCCATACTGCTGCACTCGAGTCCCACGAAAAGATATAGTCTTCATATTTCCGAAGCAGGTCGATTTCTCTAGGCCCATCTACCATCCCCAAACAATGAAATCGTTTAAAGGATCTGTACACATCAAGATACCCACGAGCTTCGAGCTCATGAAACACTCTTAGACGCGACAGATAACGCTGCAATTTATATGCATCGTGACGTTTACCACCTTCAAACGTTCACTCATCAACACCACAAGCAATTGGCGTTGAAAGGATTGAAAGTCCGATAAGGGTTACATCTTCGTTTTGAAGACCCCATTCAATGGCCTCCATAAGATCGTCCATATCACCAAGCTGACTCTGTGGAACAAAGAATGTATCGAATCCGCTATCTTTGAATTGCGGGATCAAATTCTTTGCTGCGTCGATAGTAACAGCAGATGGTTGTTTCGGATAGTCAGACATAACAATACAATCAGCCTTACATGCCTTACCCATCTCAATAAGTTTCGCTGATTCATACATTGGCTTACCGAGTTTAAACATCTCGAAAGCGCTGTTGTCCATAATCTTGTATTTGCCATCCTCAAGATTAGCGTAGTAGTCTCGATACACGGGATCTGTCTCAACAAGATGAGCCAAGATCAAATGAGCACCATTAGTCGACGTGTATTTGTCCAAATATGCTGTTGGACTAATGTGACAAAAATTAATCGCGCTTGACATAGGTATCCTTAGGGAAATAAATTCGGCAGCCATTCTCACCATCTTCAGATACTTCGACAACATAATCTCGTGCCGGCCATTGGATAATAAGTTGCATGTGTAGGTCACGTGCTATCATCTCACATGACTTAAAATCAAGCTGAAGCACGTTCGTCCTATACCAGCTCTCGATAATACGTTTGAGTTGAATAAATTCAACATCACGGTTGTCATGAAACACTTCCATCTCAACACGAAAATGGAAGATGTGGCGATGTGGTTCAGCTAGGAAACTAACATCAAGCCAATCACCTGTTTTCAATGCAGGATCGATACCCGCCTCTGGATACCTGTGGATACCTTCCTTCTGGAAGGAAACCCAAATAAACGACTTCTTTTCCATCAATTGTTCCTTGTAATGACAGCCTGTCTCTCAGGCGTTATTGAAAAACTTACTGAATCACCAAAAGATGATACAACAAAATCGACAGCCTTCTTTGGACGTAAGAGTTCATTTTTTGTAGCCATAGTGTTCATATAATCATCAACAATAATTATTCCTCCAATTTTTATAAGACTGAGAGAAAGAATTAAATCAATCAGCGTGTCTTTTTGAGTATGTGAGCCATCCAAATAGATAAAGTCGACCTGACTATACATATCATGAAGCAAGAATGTCAACGTCTGTTGCGATTTACCCGGGTAAACCTGTATTTGTTTACTATGAGGGTGTTCTCGGATGTTATGAAAAAAATTGGATTGCACCTCGTTCATATCAAAACCAAGTCCCACCCGTTCAATCTCTTCGCCACCTTGCCACGTATCAATACAAAATAAACGTGACTCCTCATTTATTAAACGATCAGCAAACCACATTGTTGACCGACCCTCAAAACAGCCAACCTCAATCATTCTAACTGGCTGAGTAATATCCATGCACTGTTCAATTATATCTGTCCAATGGGCATGGTGAACTGTAGACCAATTTGGATATTTAAAGATACTCATGTTCTTCCTCTATTTTTGCTTGTGATTCTTTCAAAAAGTAGAAAGCGTCGCGCACTCGCTCGTACTCATCTTTATTGAGATAAACAATTTCGGTAATACCAGAAAAGTTATCCCATTTCCTCTCATCATTGAAAAACTCTTCAAGCCATATGTTCTTTGGGAAAAGAACCTTGAACATCTCCTCAATTTGTTGACACCACTCAAGCGTACCCTTAATACTACAAATAGCTTTAATTTGAAATTCGCTGTAGCGCGTATCATACTTTGGATCAAAGCGTTCATTAACGTCTTGTTTAGATGTGTGACCAAACTTATAGAATACTTGTTTTGTTCGCTTGTCGGTGAAACGACAAAAGTATACTTTAGCCATTAAACAGTTCCCAATGGTTTGTGTCAAAACGAAACGATGTTGTAATTCGAACGTTTTTTGTTTCGTTGACAACAGCGTGTAAGACATCATATCGAAGTGCAACTGGACGATTGATCTTTATCCTGTGCATTTCGATAACATCTTCGTAGCTGTATTTTTTATAGGGCAACCCATTACTCAACTTTACTAGTTGTGGATTGGCGTTTTCTTTTTCCTCATAAAAACAGGTAAAAGTTTCTTCACAGTTAAACACTGGCCAGTTAATTGCTACCTTTTGGTTAGGTGATGGCATCACGTCCGTGTGTGGATAGTTAGGTGCAACTGTTGCGGGCAGCACGCGTATTACGGCCATTGAATGGAAGTCATGTAAGCCGTGTCTTTCAAAAAGTGTTTTAAGTGACGGGATTGCATCGTATACACGAGCAGCTCCAACAGGGTTAAAGAACGTGCCTTTTTCTATAAAACCAGTTCTTTTAACAAAATGTTGGAGTTGCTTGGTGTAATCCTCAAACGGCTCATCCCATGTGAGGTAGCAATATGGCTTCACATCATCCTTGCCGTATTAAGGAATTCGCGACGAATTTCAGAGCGCTCCTCGGAGAATGCACCGCGTGTTGCAAGCGTCATTGTTGAAGAACCAACGTCCTGAATTCCTCGTGATTTCACACAATAATGCACACCAACGATGTATACAGCAACGTCAGGGGAACCAGTGATGAAGCTGATCGTTTCTGCAATTTGTTCTGTAAGCCTTTCCTGTACTTGTGGACGCTTAGCAAAGAACTGAACAATACGATTGAGTTTTGAAAGGCCTAGAATAGTGTCACGCGGAATGTAAGCCACAGTAGCTTTACCGTCGATGATTACAAAATGATGTTCGCAGTTTGATTGAACATTAACATTACGTTCTAGGACAAAGCTGTTGTTGACACCCATCTTGTTTTGAATACGCGTGCATTTTGGAAAATTATCGTAATCCAATCCAAAGAAGATTTCATTGACAAACATCTTTGCGACACGGTTAGGAGTATCACACAAAGAGTCATCACTTAGATCTAAACCAAGCGTATTCATAATTTCAGAGAAGTTGTTCTTAATCTTCTCAATCTTTTCCTTGTTACTAATTTTTACGAGATCATAGTTCATAGGGGTTTCAAGACCAACATTAATAAGATGTTGGCGTACTTGTTCACCCAACTGCGGATCGGTTTTATCCATTATTTCTCCTCAAAACCTCTATCGTAGAATATTTCTTCATGAGTGTCAAGCAGGTTGCTTGATTTAACAAGATAATCCATCGTTTCGATTATCTTTTTGTAGTCTTTATGTTCAACAAGCGATGTGTAGGATGTTTTTCGTGCATACACCATATCTTCATACCAATGAATATTTTTATCGTGTTGACGACAAAAGTCGTATAAAGTAAAACCATTTTCAATGGTAAAGGTCAGATATGTCTGAATTAATTCCAGCCCCATCTTACCTTGTCGGTTTTTAATCCAAAAATTGCAAACAGAGCATAGCCAGTCTTTGATATTTTTACGGGCTACGAACCAATCGGCTTTATGAAATAGCCAGTGACTATTAGTACCGTTCACAAGAATCACGAAATGATTACTTTCAGGATAAGCGGTTACTCTATGAAGTTGGTCCATTGTAAGAATTGGCTGACACGGTAGCTCGTGAAATTTGTTTTTCCATGTTGGCCTAAACTGAAACGGTATAGCGTTACCTGGTACGACTTCGTTGAGGAAGGGTATGCCCAGTTCTTGCGCTTTGTCATAACCAAACTTAGTACCACCCGACCGCGGTGTTGCACATACGATCATTTTTTATCTTCCTTAGGTGGGAAATCAGGAAATGATCCCCACGGCTGTCTCATTTCTTCTGACTCTTCCGGAGGACCTCCCTTATCGACCCACATCTTTGATATGACTGTAATAGGGTTGCCATTGACAAGAACATAGCGAATCTTATATTCACTGTAATCATAGGTGCCGTCAGGTACCCATTTAAACATACTAAAAGACATTAGGTTAGTCCCATAATCTTCCTGATATTAGTGGCACTAATACCTGTTACACTTTCATCAAACGTCTCTTGCTCGATTGTATACCCGACATCTCGTCCATATGTAATGTTTGTGATGTTTGGAACAAGGATAACTTCAAACATTCCTTGATACTCAGGATCCAGATCACGTTTGATAAATTCTTTTACTTGCTCCGCTGTGAACGGATTTCCGGTTGTACCGTGGCAGTCTCTAATCATAATACAAACTTGTCCGGTTTTCTTAATAGACCGTTCAAACAAAGCTCTATGCCCTGCGTGCCAAGGCTGCCAGCGCCCAAGCATTTGAACAGTCGGCTTGTTCCAACTAAACGTCGGGCGTCGTTCATTATGTAAAATATGCTCGCCGATAAAAGGTACCCATTTTTCTGCGTTTGTTTCTGTAATTCTAAAATCATACACATCAGGAGGAACAAACATTTTATTTGTATCTTGGTACTTACTAGTACCAATCGTGTCCATCCAAATTACCCAGTCAGCTTTAAAGTTATGACGCATCTCAGGCAACGGAGCAATGAAATCACAAATAACATAATCACTTTTACAAGCCAAAGCAAATTGAGCCATTCTCAACGATTGACGAATTCTTCCTTCCTTTGAAAAATCCCAATCATTAAACTTTTTACGAATCTCATCTGCATTAAACCATTCAACGGTTGATTTGTAAAACAACGGAGGAGATTCATAATTAAGAAGTTTTTCTGTGGGCATAGTGCTAAAATCACTATGCGTCTCAATATACTCTTTTAATCGCTGTGTTAAATATGTCTTACCCGATCCAGGTAACCCCATAACTAAAATACGTACACTCATCACAATCCCTCGAACAAATCTTCATCCCATTCCCTATGGCCCTCTCTAAAGGCCATGTTACTTTGCGTTTCACGAACTTCCACACGGAAGCACCACAAACGCTTTGCCTCACTGGGTCCCCACATATCAGGAATGTAAACACCATTAACATATTTATAGAGCTGATCGGCTAATCCTTCACAGCCCAGCTTGGAAAGGATTGTTAGCTTGGCCAGCTTACGTCTTTCAAGCTCTTTGTAGATCTCGAGTTCAGGGTCATCCTGAGCTACGAGCAACGTATGATCAAATTGGCTTTCTAGAAAATGTTTGAGCTCTTTTAGGCCACCATAATCCGCAACCCAATTACGAACATCGAGGTGATCAGTTCCAAAATAGAACTTCATTGAGAAACTGTAACCATGGATCATGTTGCAATGACTGTCGGCTTTCCACTGCCTATATGCACAAGGAAATGCATCGTGATATTCTTTTGTTGAAACGTATTTGTATTGCCTTGGTCTAGGCCCGTATTGCGAATCCCACATCATTTATTATGTCCCCATAGTGTTTCCCCAGATGTGAACATGCACACGCGAGGAGTAGTTGTAACCACGCTTATATGCTTCTTGAGCAATATGAGCTTCTCCGATGTAATTAGCTTCGGTTCCTTTTTGAGCCTCGAGTGTGGCACCAGCACTCATTACCCAAACAGGATATGTCACGCCTGCTTCTCTGAATTTAACTAGTGTTGTTTCCAATTCATTCCATGACTCAACTGAGCCGTTCACGACAAACTTCAGTTGACCATGTGGTGAGAGGTCTTCATAGGTCTTTACGATCTCAGGCTTAATAGCATCCTCTGTTTTTTCTCCCGATGTAGTAAACAGTTTTGGTGAAACGGAAAAGAATACTTCACCCGGATAAGAACTAAAGTAATCAGAAAACTCCGACGTCAGTCCCTGTGTTCCGTTAGTCTCCCACGTCATGAACAACGGATAATCGCCTTCTGTCGCGAAGTGATCAATGATATCAATAGCAGCCATTTGTGCATGGCGCATCAAGGGCTCACCACCTGTAAAGCACATATGCTGCATTGTACCGTCAACTTTGTTAAATCTACCTTCTGGATTAGTTGGATGATACATTGATTGACGGATACGTGTGCAAATATCCTCTGCCGTGTGCTTATGCTGCAAATGCTTAAATTTTGCCGACCACGAATATGACGAATCACATCCATACTTCCAGACAGGAAGATCCTCTAGTCTTTTAATACTTTCAATATTAATCTCTTTATAGGGCAGAACATACGTTGAAGGATCGGTAGGATCTTTTTGTCCAAAACCATTGCACTGCAGGTTGCATAGAAAGAATCGCAGCCATGCCGTAGGGCGCCCAGTGTAATGTCCTTCACCCTGTATTGAGTGAAAGATTTCACTATAGGCAATCTTTTTATCCGACATTCTTTTTCCTCAGTTCATCATTAATAGAAAGGATTTTATTCCAGAACCCTCTATTGTAGGATACGTTGTCTAAGCAACGTAGGTCCTTCGGTAGACAATGGCCAGCAAATCCAAAACCATGTTCACCAGGTACTTGCAAGTGTCCTGGCCCAACGCGTACATCCGCGGCTACGCCTTTACGTACAACATCATAATCAGCTCCATATGCTTTGCACGTTTCGTACATGATGTTTGCATATGTTACTTTCAATGCAAGTCCTGCGTTCTGATGTAGTTTGATGAGTGCGCTCTCAGCTAAGCTACAAAAGTGTAGCATTGAAGGAGTACCATAACCACGCCGCATAAGAAATGCACCAAGCTCCTGTGTTAAGGCTATCTTGCCTCCAAGCACAACAATCCACGGTTCGTCCAAATAGTTGTCATCGCCTTGTTTCATGAATTCGGGGAAATGAACGATCTTCAAATTGGGAAACTGTTTTTCCCACAAGCTGAGAAATGCTGGCGAAACTGTACAGCGAATGGCAATCAATCCATCAAACTTTACATCATTTAATTTTACCAAACATTCGGTAATGGCCGAATGATCATGTGGTCCTTCAACTAGTGAAGATACACAAATGATGGCAAGCTCATATTTACTAAAATCATCAACATGAACCCCCTTGTATGGATCATGAAAGTCTGCGTTTGTTTCTAAAGTAATATCGGTGGCCATACCCACCTTACCTTTTCCAAAGATTACGGTCTTCATTCTATATCCTTTTGTTCACGTTTGTTCTGCCTATCTAAGATTTTTTTCTTGCGCAAAGCGCGCTGATAGTGTAGCTTATTGGCTCGCTGAGTATACACGACGCCGTCGAGGTAGTCAAGGTGATGCATGAAATATCTCGCGGTCATACCATCAAATACTTCAGTTTTTACTTCCCCATTTGGTAGAGTAAACCGTACTTTTATTTTCTTCGGTCTTTTTACAGGAACAATCAGATGTTCGTGCGTCATACTCATTTCATCAAGAAGTAGTTCTTCGTTTGACCTATCAACAATTTTAGGATTAAAGCAAACAATACCAGGCGTTGTTCTCAGAGCAAACACTCGATATGGCAAACCTACTTGTGGTGCTGACAACCCTAGGTATTTTGTTTCCATCAGTGTTTCATAAAGATCTTTTGCAAGCTCAATAGGATCAATAGGTGGATCCGAAAAACTGAAGGGCTCGGTGTTTCTGGTAAGGATTATATCATCAGGTTTAACGTGCTTAAATTTCATAATGTAATCATCCTGCTAAAGTTTTTGTGTTTTTCAAATTTAAGGACTCTCTCAAACTTATCAAGGAACGCATCTGTTTTATGAGAGATGACGAACACATTACTACCCTCTGTGAGAGTTTGTAGGATCTTTAGTAGCTCTTCGTTACCTCTTGCATCCAACGAACCATCAAACACTTCATCTAGAATAAGAATGTTGGTACTCGCACTGTTACGTAGTTTAGCTATAGCACGCCACGTAAACAACAAAGCCAAATCAATACGCGACTTCTCACCCTCGCTAAATGAAGAGTAACTAAAATCATCACGGAATCGTGATTTTATTTTCTCTTCGAAGTTTTCATTAAGTTCAAAATTAACGAAGAAGTCCATTGCCGCCAGATACTTGTTGATGAGTTTGTTAATGACAGGAATATACTGACGTATGATTTTTGTTTTAATACCAGCATCTTTTAACAAAACACCGGCCACATCATATACAGACTTTTCTCTAACTAACTTCTCTTTTAGCTGTCCCAATTCTTGCAACTTATTTTGTAGATCGATCAGTCTGTCTTTATTGGCATTGAAATCGTTGTCTACAACAAGAGTATCGATTTCTTTTTGTGTGTCTTGAACAAACTTTTCCCATGCAGCGACCTGGATTTGTTTAGTGGACACCTCATTTTGCTTAGCTGTTATTATCGATGTAATGTTAGTGATTTCTATCAGACGGGCAGAGATAGCAGCCAATTCTTCCGTAATCTTTTGTTTACCCTGTTGTATTTCATACAGTTTGCTACTTGTTTCTTTAAGTATACTGGCTTTATGTCCGTCTGCGATCCCTTGACGACAAGTGGGACAGTTATCATGAGCTTTGAAGAATTCTTCGTCTTTTTGTGCTTTTTCAAGGTTAATGTCAATTCGTCTAGAAAGCGTAAGTATTTTCTCCTGCCTTGACCGTACCTTGCTCTGATCGTTAATAGTACTTTGCAGTTCGGTAATTTCGTGTAAGAGAGTTGTTGCTTGGGAATTAGCATTTTTCACCTGTTCAATATAGTAATCTATTTGTTGTGTTTTTTGTTTAACAAGATCATCTTTGTTCTGCTCTAGTACAGAAAGGTGTTGCTTCTCAATATTGATCTTATCTTCAGTATTAGATATACGATAATCAACATCAACAAGGTTATTTTTATTCGTAGCGATCTTTTCTTTCAATAGTGTGTTCATTGTTGTGAACACCTGTATATCCAGTAAGTCCTCAATAATATCACGACGAGGTTGAGCCGCTAGTTGCATAAAAGGAACAAAGGATGCACTACCGAGAACGACAACCTGTGAAAATGTTTTGTGGTTAAGTTTAAGAATCTGCTTCTCTAACACATCCTGATAGTCGACCGACTCTGCGTCTTGATTCAACAAACTCCCATCAATGTAAATCTCAAACACAGTTGGCTTAATGCCACGACGTACTTTGTACGTGCGATTACCAATAGAAAAATCACATTCAACTAAAAGATTCTTTTCGTTTATTGTATTGACAAGTTGTGGTTTGTTAATCTTGCGAAAAGATTTGCCATACAAAACAAATGACAAGGCGTCAAGAATGGTTGATTTACCAGCACCGTTCTCACCGACAATTAATGTTTGTCCGTGTGTATCTAGTGACACTTCTGTAAATACATTACCAGTACTTAAAAGATTCATCCATCTCAAATTCTTAAATACAATCAACCTTCACTCCACATTCAATGCTTCTTCATAAAGCGTTAACATCAACGACTCTAGATGTTGTTTGTCTACAACATGATCAAGCTGTTTAATATATTTGGTTACAATTGTTCGTGTATCCTCTGCCTCACTAACTATATCTGTATCTTGAAGTGTGTCCATATGAAAATGATCGTCGACAACTTGAACACTGTACGCACCTGCTTTTTCAAGTTTATCAATAAACAGATCAAACATATACGGGTTAGATTTACTTCCTATAATTACCTTCACAAATGTTTCATTGTATTGTGATAGGTCGATGTTCATAACATCCATAGTCATATCATTATAATATAACTTGTGATGTAACATATATGGATTTTGCACGAAAGATAACTCTCGTGTTTCCGTATCAAACACATGAAATCCTTTTGGATCATCAAAGTCCGACCACGTAAGTTCATACGGCGTGCCTAAGTAATGGATATTCCCTCGAGATGATTTATGATGGAAATGTCCCGTATAAACTGCTTCAAAGTTTTTAAACAGCGACGGTTTTATTTCGCCTTGATAAGATACCCCCTTGTATAAATCAAAGCCGTCAATTTCAAAATGACCTACAATATGAGTTGCTGTTGTATTTAACAATGCTTCCCTAATATGAGCATCATTTTCTTCACACCACCAGGGCACTAACAAAAAATTAACACCCTCAAACTCGACCGATCGGCACCTATTGATACGGTGGATGTTGTGATATCCCTGTAACAAGAGGTCTAACGAGTTTACTTCATTGGTGTTTTTATAGTACGTATCATGGTTGCCAACTAATAACCATGACACAAAATCTTTATTCAAACGATCGAAGAAGTACTCACGAGCAAGTTGAAGGCTTTGAAAGTTAATATACTTACGACGGTCGAACACATCACCCAATTGAATAACATGAAGGATATTGTGTTCCTCAAGATAGGGAAAAAAGACTTCATTATAGAATTTAGCAAAGTGCTTATGAAAGGCGGCGCTGTCATTACGCGCACCAAAATGCACGTCACCCAACAACGCTATTTTCATTATCTTCCTCAATAAACAACTCAA